CCGCCAAGCACGGCGCCGTCCCCGGGCCCGGACCGCCCAACAGAACGACCGGAGAGCCAGCATGACCGACACACTGATCAAGCCGCCACAGGACGCCGACCAGGACGCCGAGGACGCACGGCAGGACACGCCGGACGCCGTCCAGGACATCGAGGCCGTCGACCGTCCCGACAACCCCCTCGCCGACTGGCTCACCGTCCCCGACGCGCCGATCCTGCCGGCGTGGGCCCGCAACTGGGAGTCCGTCCGTGCCAACAGCGGCGCGTTCGTGAAGGTCACCTGGTGGCACACCCGCTACCACTCCCTCCGCAGCCCCAAGTACGGCGCCAAGGTCGTCGGCTACTCCGCGCGCGGCGCCTTCCGAGGCGGACGACGCCTGTGGCCCGTCCTCGCCGCCCAGGACCACACCCGGGCGGTCAAGGCACTCGCCGCCCAATCCAAGGCCAAGCCCGAGGACGACACCGTCGCCCAGCGCTACCAGGTCGCCCACCGGGACCGCACCCTCGCCCGCCGCTGGCGCTGGGGCGCCGCGCTCGGCCTCGCGTCCGCCGCGGCCGTCGCCCTCAACTACGCCTCCCTCGGCCTCCAGCTCGCCGCCAGCTGCATGATGTGCGGCGGCCTGGCCGCCATCGGCTGGTCCGACGAGGCACAGATCCTCGACCACGGCACCCCGCCCCTGCGCATCGCCATGGACTCCCAGCAGCTCAACGACGCCCTCCGCGCCACCGGCCTGCTCAAGCAGGGCAAGGGCGACGACGACGGACCCAAGGTCAACTGCGTGATGGGGCCGCTCCGCGACGGCAAGGGCTGGGCAGTCGTATTCGACCTGCCCCGCGGCGGTGGCAAGACCGCCTCCGACGTCCTCGCCAAGCGGACCGCCATCGCCGCCGAGCTCAGCGTCGACGAGATCCAGGTCATCATGAGCCGCGTCCGCGCAGCTCACGGCGGCAACGCAGGCCGCGTCTCGATGTGGGTCGCCGACGACGACCCCTACCTCGCCCCGCCCACCCCGTCGCCCCTGGAGGGCATGGACGCCTTCTCCATCTGGGACCCGATCCCCTTCGGCCAGGACGCCCGCGGCAACCGTGTCACCCTGCCCATCGTCTGGCAGTCGATGTTCTTCGGAGGCCTGCCCCGGCGCGGCAAGACCTTCTCCCAGCGCCTCCTGACCGCCGCCGGCCTCCTCGACCCCTACGTCCGTCACTACGTCTGCGACTTCAAGGGCGGCCAGGACTGGATCCAGACGCGGCAAGTCGCCCACCGCCTGGTCCTCGGCGCCGAAGAGGACGCCATCCTCGCCTTCCGGGCCCTGCTGAAAGAGCTGCTCGCCGAGATGGAGCGCCGCTTCTCCATCCTGCGCGGCCTGCCCACCTCGATCTGCCCCGAGGGCAAGCTCACCCCCGAGATCGTCAAGCGCTACAACATGCCGTTCGTCCTGTTCACCGTCGACGAGCTGCAGGAAGCGTTCCTCGCCGTCGACGACCAGGAGCGCGAGGAGATCATCAACGACATGGCGCGCATCGCCCGCCGCGGCCCCGCCGCCGGGTTCATCTCCAACTACGCCTCCCAGCGCCCCGACGCCAAGTCCGTGCCCACCAAGCTCCGCGAGATCATCACCATCCGCTACTCGACGCAGGTCACCGACCAGACGTCCTCCGACATGATCCTCGGCAAGAGCAAGGCCTCCCAGGGCGCGGACGCGTCCGTCCTCTCCGAGGAGCACAAGGGCGTCGGCGTCCTCGTCACCGGTCCGGCATCCTTCGTCACCGTGAAGGCCGACATGCTGGAGACCGCCGCCTTCAACACCATGTGCGCCAAGGGCCGCGCCCTGCGCGAAGGCTGCGGCCAGCTCACCGGCGACGCCGCCAACGACCCCAGCGTCATCGCCGAAGCCTCCGGCATCACCATCAGCCCCGTCCTGTCCGACTGCCTCGCCGTCATGCGGCACAGCCCCAAGCTCCACACCGTCGACCTCCTCGCCCGGCTGGAGAACCTCGACGAGGACTACGGCGACTGGGACGCCGAACGCCTCGCCAAGGAGCTGGAGGACGCCGGCGTGAAGCGCATGACCAAGCAGGTCAACATCGGCGGCAAGAACCTCGCCGGATACCGCCGCGAGGACCTCGAAGCCGCGATGCCAGCCGAGCTCCTCAACGCCCGGTAGAGGGGTAGGGCTCTACAACCCCCGCTACGAGACCCCCTCTTGACCACCCCTACCCGGCGAGTGGATCTAGAGGGGGGTCTCTACCGCCATAGACCCCCCTGTAGTGGGCCCTCACCTGCGAAGTAGTGGGCGTAGAGGGGTTCTTAGGAATGACCCTGAAAACCCCCGCAGGCCGCATCATGGGAGCATGGAGTCGCAGATCATCCGGCCCGGCCACCTCACCGCCCACCAGGTCGCCCGGCAACTCGGCATCACCCTCGGAGGCGTCCGCCTCCTCGTCCACCGCGGACAGCTCACCCGCTCCGGCGGCACCGTCGGACAGCCCTGGTACCCCATCCAAGACGTCGCCGCCCTCGCAGCCAAACGACAGACCCGCAAGGCCGCTTGACCGCAGGTCAGCGACATGTAACGCTTTCGACGTACAGCTGTGCCCGCACACGGGCACCACACGCGCACACGAAACCCCGGAACGGCCCTGAGCCCCCGGGGTTTCGTCGTGTCACAGGACGGACACACCACCCCCACCTGCACAGACCTGCGGAACACTGAGCCCCTCACCACCAGTTCCAAGGGGGGAACCATGGGGTTCATCAACAACGCCAAGGCGAGCAAGGCCAGCGACGAAGCTCGTAAGGCGTACACCGAGGGACGCGCCGTCCTCACCTACAAGATCATTGAGGCCAATGTCAGCAGCAAGACCACAGCGCCGATGACCGGCGTCGGCGAACAGATCGAGGCCATTGAAGCCGAGGGCTGGGCCCTGGCCAACATGGCAGCCAGCGAGAGCAAGACCCTCGGCGGTGAGCGCACCGCCCTGATCTGCCTGTTCCGCAGGCGCTGACACGCCAGCCACCAGGCAGGGAGACAGCATGGCCACACGCCGCCAACGCCCCTGCCTGGTGTGCGGCACCCTCACCCGCAACGCCAGCAGGTGCGACACCCACCAGCAGCAGTACCAGCAGCGACAGGACCGGGCCCGAGGCAGCGCACACCAGCGCGGCTACACCCAGGCCTGGCGTACCGCAGCAGCCGCAGCAGTGACCGAGCACAAGGCGGCACACGGCGACTGGTGCCCCGGATGGGGAGTACCTGCCCACGCATCCAGCGACCTGACCGGCGACCACATCACACCCAAGGCAGCCGGCGGCACCGACGACCCGACCAACATCCAGATCCTGTGCCGTGGCTGCAACGCCCGCAAGCACGCCCGGTAGCGGTCACCCTCGGCCGAGCCTTGGCCGGAGGTCGGCGCGGGTGGGGGGGCGGGGAGATCCGTGGGGCGTGCACCTATCCGGACCCGGCCCCCCATCCCCCACACGCAACCGCGAAATTTGACCCCGGGGGGTCTGTGACCTGCCAGGGGGGTGGCGATCTTGCCCGCAGGACGGCCGCCAACTCCCACGGAACGTAAGCGGAAACTCGGCAACCCCGGCAAGCGGGCCCTGCCCGACGCCTCCAACGTGGTGGCGCTGCCCCCAGTCGTGGACGACGTCCCCTCTCAGCTTCAGCCGGCCGGACGCGCGGTGTGGGAGCTGGTCCTCGACCAGTGCAAGTGGCTGGCCGAGTCGGACCGGCCCACGCTCGTGATGCTGTGCGAGAAGTTCGACCGCCGGCAGGACTTCATGGTCCGGCTGGAGGCCTCCGATCCGGTCCTGTACACCGACAAGGGGTACGCCTACGCCAACCCGCTCGTCGGGATGCTGTCGACGCTGGAGACCGAGATCGCGAAGCTGCTGTCCGCGCTCGGCCTCACTCCCACGGACCGCACGCGCCTGGGGGTGGCCGAGGTGAAGGCCAAGTCCCGGCTGGAGGAGCTGCTCGCGCGCAAGCAGGAGCGCTCCGGTGGCGCGTAGGGCGGCGCCGCCTCGTTTCCCCCGCACGCTGCCGCGCGGCCCCGAGCTGTGGACGCCGGAGACGTCCCGGTGGACCGAGGACAACACGGACGGCATCTTCGCGTGCGAGCTGATCGAGTCGTACCTGCGGCTCACCAAGGGTGTGCAGCGCGGTGAGCTCGTGCGGCTGCGGACGTGGCAGGCGGACGTCATCTGCGACATCCTGCGCCTGCTTCCGGGCACCCGGCAGCGCCAGTACTGGACGTACCTGCTGCTCGTGCCCCGGAAGAACAGCAAGAGCCTGCTGGGCGCCGGCCTGGCCATCGACGGGATCCTCGACGAGCCGGGCGCCGAGGTGTACAGCTGCGCCGCGGACAAGGACCAGGCGAAACTGATCTTCGGCGAGGTGAAGGCGGCCGTCGAGATGTCGCCGGAGCTGGACGCCAAGCAGGGCGGACTCCTCAAGGTCTACCGGGACGCCATCGAGTACCCGGCCACCGGCGCCGTCTACCGGGCCCTGTCCTCCGAGGCCTTCACCAAGGAGGGCCTCAACCCGAGCCGCGTGCTCTTCGACGAGCTGCACGCGCAGCCCAACGACGAGCTGTGGAACGTGATGAACCAGGGCTCGGACACCCGCGCCCAGCCGCTCATCATCGGCATCTCGACGTTCGGCAAGAAGACCGATGCGAGCGGCGAGGACACGGTCTGCTTCCAGCAGTACCAGTACGCCAAGAAGGTCATGAAGGGCGAGGTCGACGACCCCCGGTACGGCGCTCGCATCTACGAGACCAACGACCGGGTCCGCGGTTTCAACTACCTGGACCGGTCGGTGTGGGAGCAGGCGAACCCGGCCTACGGCGACTTCCTCGACCCGGAGAAGATGGCCGCCGTCAGCAGGAAATTGCCGGAGGCCGACTACAAGACCAAGCGCCTGAACATCTGGGTCACCGCGGCGAAGCTGTGGCTGCCCGAGGGCGTGTGGGAGAGGTGCGAGGACGCCGAGGCCGAGGTTCCCGATGGCGTCGAGGTCGTCTTGGGCTTCGACGGGTCGTTCAACAACGACTCCACGGCGCTGGTGGTCGTTCGCCCCGGTGAGCCGCTCGAATTCGATCCAGCCGACCCGGCGCACGCCGACCTCGACGAGGACGAACGCGACCGTCTCGCCGCCGAGATGAACGCCGGGCTCCGGCGCCCTCACATCGCCGTCGTCCAGGCCTGGGAACGCCCGGCCAAGGCCCCGCCGGACTGGTCGGTGCCGATCCTGGAGGTCGAGGACGCCATCCGGCAGGCCTGCCGAAAGTGGAGCGTGCGGGAGATCGTCTGCGACCCGGCGCGGTGGGCGCGCACCTACCAGGTGCTGGAGGAGGAGGGTCTGCCCGTCGTCGAGTTCCCCCAGTCGCCGCAGCGCATGGTGCCCGCCACGCAGAGGCTTTTCGAGGGCGTCATGAATCAGACGATCACGCATTCTGACGACCCGCGCCTTGCCCGGCACTTCGGCAACGCGGTCGTCCGGAACACGAGCAGGGGCTTGATGATCTTCAAGGAGACCAAGGGCAGCCCCCGGAAGATCGACCTCGCCGTCGCCTCGATCATCGCCCTCGACCGCGCCTGCACCGCCCCCGAGCCCGAGCCGACGCCGCAGTTCTTCAGCTGGGCCGACCTGTAGGAGGTGCTGTGAAGCTCCCACGTCTGCCCCGACCGCAGCGACCGCGCCGCACGCTCACCGACGCGCTGGACGTGGCCGGACTCGGCTGCCTGGTGGGCGACGCATGGTGGTGGCAGCCGCAGGCCGGCCTCGCCGCCCTCGGCGCGGTCCTGGTGTACATCGGATGGGCGGTGGGCGAATGAGCCTGTCCCGCCGTGCGGCCGAGCGCCGCACCCTGCAGCAGTTCGGCGACAGCTCCATCCCCACCAACGGCAGCCTCACGACGCCGACAGCGTCCGGGATCGCCGTCAACGACCAGACAGCCATGCAGCTGATCGCCCTGCAGGCGTGCGTGCGCATCCTGGCCTCGGCGATCGCCCGGCTGCCGCTGAACGCGATGATCACGCGCGACGGCGTCCAAGTACCGACCCCGACGGCACCGACGATCGTCGCCGACCCCTTCGGCGGAGCCGGCAACACCCGCTTCCCCACCCGCCGCGCCGGACTCAAGCAGCTGGCCATCTCCCTGCTGCTGCGCGGCAACGGGTACGGCATCGTCACCGCCCGGGACTACCTGTTCCGCCCGTCACGGATCGCCGTCCTCCACCCTGACCAGGTCAAGGTCACGATGAACGACGACGGCGGCCGCGACTACGAGGTCAACCGGATCACGGTCGAGAACCCCAACGACATGCTGCACCTGACCGGAATGTGCATGGCTGGGTCACCCACCGGTATTTCGCCGGTCAGCTACGCCCGGCAGGCCATCGGCCTGGGGCTGGCCGCCGAGCAGTACGGCGCCCAGTACTTCGGGAAGGGCGCCCACATGACGGGCGTGATCACGGTGCCCGGCGACCTCGACAAGACGCGTGCCCGGCAGATGAAGGAAGGCTTCGAAGCCTCGCACTCGGGGCTGGCCAACGCGCACGCCATCGGCGTCCTGTCCGGCGGCGCGGCCTGGACGAACATCAGCGTCACCCCCGAGGACGCCCAGTTCCTGGGCACCCGAGCCGCCCAGAACCTCGACATGGCGATGCTGTACGGGATCCCGCCCCACATGCTCGGGCAGGTCGACCGCACCACCAGCTGGGGCACCGGCATCGAGCAGCAGGCCCTGGGATTCCGCGTATGGACGTTGGATGACTGGTTGGGGACCTTCGAGGACGCCTGGACCGCCATGCTGCCGCGCGGCCAGGACGCCATCTTCGACACCTCGGCCCTGGAGCGGACCGACACCGCCGGCCGCTGGTCCTGGTACGCCACGGCCCGAACCATCGGCGGCATGACCCAGAACGAGATCCGCGGCAAGGAGAAGCTCCCGCCGATCGAGGGCGGCGACGACATCGCCGCTCCGCTCAACAGCGCGCACGCCGGCGATGCCGGCGCGCCCGAAGAGCCCCCACCGCCTGTCGATCCCCCGGCGCCCCCGCCGAAGAAGTAGGAGGCCGCGATGCCTGACCTGTCCGTGCGGGCCGAGCGGCCCACCGATCTGCAGCACCGCGCCGTCCCGTTCCGCGATGTCGAGCTCCGTGCCAAGGCGAACGGGACCGGCGGCGACGCCCTGACGTTCACCGGCTACGCCTGCATCACCGAGATCGGCTACGAAATGGAGGACTGGCTCGGCCCGTTCACCGAGGTCGTCCGCGCGGGCGCGTTCACCAAGACCCTCGCCGAGAGCGCGGACGTGCCGTTCCTCGTCAACCACGCTGGCCTCACGCTCGCCCGGACCAAGTCCGGGACGATGCGGCTCGCCGAGGACGACACCGGCCTGCACACCGAGGCCGACCTCGACCCGGCGAGCCCGCACGTGCAGGCGCTGCGCTCGGCGATGGACCGCGGCGACGTCGACGAGATGTCGTTCGGTTTCTGGATCACCCGCCAGCAGTGGTCCCCGGACTTCGACCAGCGGGACATCCTCGAGGTCTCCCTCAACAAGGGCGACGTCAGCA